TTAACCAATTTTTCTTTTCGCATCTTCAATCTGGGAAGAGTAAATCTGATACCTTGTCTGCGAAGACTTCGTCGCATTCAAGTCCGCAATCAGTTTCTGGGCATCTGTAAACAGTGCGATTTGGTTTTGGATCAAACGCAGCGCAAGAGACTCAACATCTTCTTGCCTAACCGCTTTCTTGGTACATGTTGCTGCGCCGTAATGCTCATGCAGGCTGCAAAAATAATAGCGTTTCCCATTGGATTTTCGCCTTAAATACATGCCCCTGCCGCACTCACCGCACCTGAGAATACCCTTAAATATGCTCCGCCTTTTGCTTTGCGAATCATATGTCGTGGACTGTCCCATTGCTTCCTTACGCTGCTTCATGGTTTCCTGCACCGAGTCAAATAAAGCTTTCGGGACGATTGGCTCATGCATCCCCTTTTTGATGATCCACTCCTCTTGCGGTACTTCAATTGACTTTTTCTCGCCTGTCACGCAAAGTAGACTTTTTGTTTTCCCTAACACCACCCAACCCAAATACACCTGATCTTTCAGGATTTTTTTGAGTGTCGTCATGTACCAGATGGAATTCTTAAACTTATCAGCTTTGCGGAGGCCCATGTTATATAGATACTTTCCAGGACTTGGCACCCCTTGCTCGTTCATCGTTTTCGCCACGCAATGCAAAGAATTATCCTCCGATACCATTCTGAAAATTGCGAGGACAATTGGCGCCGTATTGGGATCCGGAATCAGATGATACTTATCATCCGGATCAATCATATAACCATATGGTGGCGTGCCTGAAGTCCACTGACCAGCCAGTTGCTGAGATGATTTGACGGCTCGTATCTTCTTGGAAATGTCACGCGCATACGCTTCATTAGCAAAGTTCTTTAGCTGGATGGAGATATCCGCATCTCCTTTGAGTGTATCAAAGCGGTCTGTAACAGCAATAAATCTGGTGTTCAGTCTCGGAAAAATCTGCTCAATATATTCGCCACTTTCCAACATGTTTCGACCCAGTCGAGACAAGTCCTTGACGATAACACAGTTCACGCGGCCCAAACGGATATCATTCATCATCCGAGCAAACTCAGGGCGTGAGAAACTGACGCCGGAAATATCGTCATCGCAATAGAGGTCATATTCCACCAGATCTGGATACTGAGAGACATAGTCCCTCAAAAGGGCAATCTGATTTCCGATTGTGTCTGCCTCCCTCTTCTGCTCGTTCTCAACGGAGATTCGAGCATAAAGGGCACATTTATATTTAACAGTGCTTACGGCAGGCGCCAGGTCCTGCGGTAAATTTTTACGGCTCTTTCGTGCCATATCACATTGCCTCCTCCAATTTTTCCTTATCTGCATACTCTTCGACACTGGCCATCAGCCTTTTGAAGTCCTGAGAATGCTCAAAAGTAATTTCGAAATGTTCCTCATCCATGACTGTGATTCTCTCAATGCACTCAAGAGCGACCGCTCGCGTCAATTCATTTATATCGCGGTGTTCCAGGAATGCCTGCATCCACTGGTTCGGCCCCTTTTCTCCCGAGAGGAATACATTCAACTCTCGGTCAATCTGTTCCTGCGCGATCAATGCATCAGCAATCCGTGCATCATACTGACCACGAATATCGCAGAAATCCACTTTTGAGATGAGCCCTTCTTTCATGTCCTCATACAAGGATGCTTTCAAGCTCCTGTACCGAGTAATTTCTTCCTCCAGTTTCTCTCTGCGCTGCTCACATTTCGCAATGTTGATCCTCTGATACGGGACCTTCTGAATCTCCAAAACACAGCGGTCCAGTTCCACGACATCGTGGATATGCTCTTTGAGCAAGTTCAGCACACTGGCTTCAAACTTCTCATAAGGAATATGCCTCAACTCGCAATGAATGCTCTTATCTGTGGATTTACACATATAGTAGCCGTACTTTTTATAACCATTGTTCATCGTCGTCCGGGCAATAGAGGCGCCACACTGCCCGCACTCCACCAAGCCGGAAAGCGGGTAAACATATGCCTGATTCGGTGCTGCGCGGGTGTCAATCCTAAGCGCCTTTTGTGCCAGATAAAACGTGCGCTTCGACACGATAGGCTCGTGTGCATCCGGGATGACAACCCATTCGCTCTCATCTGTCGGTAATGACTTCTTGATTTTATAATTCGGCCGTCTTCGAAGTCCTTGCCGCAGGGTTCCAACATAAATCGGGTTACTCAATATCCGTGCAACGGCCTGTGCTGTCCACTCACAGTGATCCTTCACCTTAAAGTTGGAGTAATACGGTTCACCCTTACTTCTTTTATACTCAATTGGACACAGGACGCCTTGATCCATAAGGCGCAATGCAATTCCATTGTTTGTCATCCCATCAATTTTCCAGCAGAAAATGTCCTGCACGACAGAAGCTGCATAGGGATCTGGCTCAATACGGTTATGGTTGTCCTCTCTCTTCTGATACCCATATGGCGTAAAGGGAGAAATATAGTCCCCATGCTTTCTCTTAACCTGAAGCTGGCTTCGAATTTTGACCGAGATATCGCGGCTGTAGTTGTCGTTCATGAGGTTCTTCAAAGTAATGCTAAACTCACTGCTTTCATCTCGTGTAATCGTATCAATGTTGTCATTGATTGCAATGAGACGAACCCCAAAAACAGGAAAAAGACGATGGATATACTTACCGGCATTGATATACTCTCTGCCGAAACGGGACAGGTCTTTAACGACCACGCAATTGATCCGTCCGGCCTGAATGTCATTCAGCATTCTCTGAAAGGCCGGACGGTCAAAATTCGTCCCAGTATATCCATCGTCTATACGGATGGAGACAATATTAAACTCCGGCTTGTCCTTGAGATAATCAAGGATAAGCTGCTTCTGGTTGGTGATGCTGTTGCTCTCGCGCCCGGACTGGGCTGCAACCATGTCCTCTTTTGATAGGCGAACATAGATGGCAGTGTTGTAAACAGCCACCTCAGTCACAGAATTCTGCATACTATCACTCCTTTGGCATGATCTATCTTTCAAAGGAGTGAATATGATTTTTTAGTCCGAGGATAGTTTACCACATTTTTAGCCGTCAATCCAGACGCAAAACGAAAAAGGCATAATTTACATCATGCTCTCATGCTGAAGCAAATGCTTGAACACTTCCTCAAAAGAAGGGCCATCCTCTTTGTAGTTGATCTTCACCGCGAACCCACCAACTCGGACGCAGTACGGATTCTTCACCTGCTTGAGATAGCTCTGAACGCGATCTCTCACCGGCAGCGAACTATCAATTTGAACAGTGCTCAAATCCACAAGTTCGCTCGGGTCAACACTCCGAATGTCTACGGCCTTCATTGCCTCCCACTGCTCCGGTGTAATATCTCTGGGATCCTCCGGCAGTTCAGTGTTCAAATAGGATAACACATTATCGCTTCTATCGGCTCCTGTCATAGTACGTTTTGCACCTCCTTGGGATATTCTCCCATGATTTGGAATTGATTATTCCGCGGACTCACTCCTCATAATGAATGTAGAAATAGAGGGGTGTTTGACCAGTATCTCCCGCGATATTTTTTTACTTATTTTCAGAAATCTCCAATACGAACAAGGGAAGTACATCATAATTGCCTTCACTGGCACTCTTCAGGCCTAATGCTTGCAGAACCTGCTTCTGCACTTCCGGCTTCAAATCGTCCAAGTAAATCTCCATTTCAATTATCCTCCATATAGTGTTGTTTCAAACGTACCCACTCACAGTCCGGATAGTGCCGGCGTTGGCAGGCAAGGCAGTTTGTGGTGCAACATTCCTCTATCCAGCATGTTCGGCACACATCCTCGCCGATGTAATCGCTGGAAGCATACCAAAAGCCCAAAGGATGCTGCTTGATGAGCCATCCTCCACAGATGTCACAGGACTTTTCCTCCCAGACTACTTCCGAGGCCTTTTCCCACTCAATCTGCTGTCCACACATTGAGCAGAACCGCCACGGCTCTTTATCGGCACCATCGCCATGCATCAGCCTTGTTCCGCAGGTTGAACAGTAGTATCGCTTTGCGACGTTGGGGCGATCTTGTTGAATTCTTGGTATCATATATTTTGCCTCCTCACAGCAGGGGCTGCAGTTCCATAGCACTGCAGCCCCATCAAATCACTTATCTCGAAATAGACGCTTGTATAGATCGTCAATTCCTTTCTGCTTCCGACTCCAAGTAATAGGAGCAACTTCAAAGCCGGCTGCAGCGCCGAGCTCGATATAGCGATCCCGCGCTGTTCTTACCTTGTCGTTATCCTGATAGTCAGAGTCGATCATGATATTCAACCTCTGGACCCCCAGTTCACTCAATTCCTGGAGAAGTCTCTCGTACTGCGAATAACTTGGAACACCTGTAAGTCCGGCAAAGCCACACTCATACTGGCTACCTAGCGCGAAGTGATAGGCAAGATCCGCCTTCATGACACCTTCTGTCACGCAGACGACCTCGTCGCCCGCGTGAACTCCGACATAATGAGGGCAGCACCTGGCAGGGGTTCCATAGTACTTATCCACGCTGGTCAAGTTATAGAACTTCTGATTGTAAACCCGATCCAGCCGGACCTGTATTGCCTCGATCTGACCATTGAAATTGCGGTCGGGAATCATGATGCCGGATCCTCTGATGTCCAGGGTCCACTGGCCGGTCTCTTTCTGGCAATAGAATCCCGGAACACCATCCAGAACACAACCACGCTCTAATAACTCCGTTACAATACGCTTGAGCCTTGTTGTCGGAGTGGTACGATATCCCAACCGATCGATCTCATCTTGGGTCAGGCCACGCTCTCTCAAAGAGGCCTGATGCGTTGGACACAGGCTGAGCAGAGAAAGAAGATTGGAATAGGTGTTATCCCGAGCCTCAGCAGATGCAATCGGCAACTCCACCGTCTCGATCACTCTTCGCTTCGGTTTGTACTCACGGGGCGTCTCACCACTCTCGGAGCCAAATACCTTGCAGAGTTCCTCATAGGCAGTATGGAGTGAGACATCACAGAACTCTGCGTAAAGGTGGAGGATTCCTCCACCTTTACCGCAGCGATTGCATCGAAACACATTATCTCGGATCTTCACATTCAAATGAGCTTTTCGATCTGCGCAAAACGGACAGCGGCAGTGTAGCTGTGTGCCGGTATCCCGTATGACCTCGATACCAAGCAAGTCCACTACCTGTTCAATGTCACATGGCAGATCCGGTTTTCTGCCCATCAACGACCACCTCTCTCATTGGGGGTTCTTTAGCTTGCCAACTGCCCTGCCGCTTCCAGCAGTTTCATTGCCCCTGCTTTCAGGGCGAGGTTATGGCCGGAATAGTTTTTCACATACCAGGCCAAGTCGCCAGGGCTTTTCATGGCAATATCCCCGAGCGTCCAACCGGAGAATTTTCCAAAGTCGATTTTCACCATCTTGGCCTGATCAACAGTCATCACCTGCAGGTACTCATCCACAGTCTTCGGGGGTTCAGGTGCAAGTGTTTTCGGAAGTTCGGCATGAGGCTGCACTTGCGGCCTTGCCTGCTGCTGCGGAGCGGGAACAGGAGTCACCGGCTGCGCTGCAGTAAAGCTCACTGCAACACTTCCAGGATGCTCTTCTTCCTCATCGGGGGGCATCTTGATCGGTGCATCAGCGATAATGCTGGCCAGACTCTCACCATTCATACAGAACTGGGTACCATACCCGGCATCTGCCAGAGCTCTGCCTTTGGCAACCGTCTCGGCGATCTCCAGGAACCGGTCACCGAATCGTTCTTCTGTGGAAAAGCGCTGTGAGTAAGCCTTTCCAATGAACTGGTCGGCAGGATCGGTTTTGTCCGCGTAGACCTTACAGCACACAACGGCGCTCTTATCATCCAACTGCACGATCTCAGGCTCGATCTTCCCATTCGGACGGTGCAGACGGAACCACAAAAGGCGGTATTTCACATCGAGGTAAAGATCGCTCTCGCCCTCATCGCCCACTGTATTCCTCACAAAGTCCGCTGGGTTGAAGCCATCGACAGCATTGATAGCAGGGATCGCATTTACATTCAATTCACTCACGTTAATTCGCCCTTTCATAATAAATGTAGAAATGAGGTGGCTTTTGACCACCCCATTTCCCAAAAAATTTTTCATGCTACTCGCTTACTCATCTCGCGGTTATAGTACGCCACGATCCGATCAGCAAGGACGGTGTTTCTCTGACCCACATCACACTTGTGGATCGCAATGTAAACTGCCTGGCGCTGCCCGATCAGGATCACTTTCGCCTTTGCTCTGGTCACTGCCGTGTAAAGCAGATTCCGACGCAGCATGATATAGTGCTCCTTCAGAAGCGGCACAATAATGACTGGATACTCCTGTCCTTGGCTCTTATGGATCGTGAGGCAGTAGGAGAACTCAACATCCTCCATCATATCCTTCGAATAGCGCAGTTCACGCCCATCGAGCAACCGGATATCCACGAACACCTCATCGTCAACCTTTACCATGCCGGTAATCAGGCCAACATCTCCATTCGACACGCCATTCCGGTTTGCCGTCTGCATGATGCGGTCACCAACACGGAAGATCCTGCTGCCGCACTTCAGCTCCATCTTCCGCTTGCTTGCAGGATTGACCAGATCCCGGATCGTCTCGTTCAGCGCATTCGATGCAACAGCACCGCGCTTCCGGAAAGGCGACAGGATCTGCACATTCTCCAGGCCATGCTGACTTACCTCCTGCAGGTAGTTCTTAACCACCAGCTGTGCAGCGTCCTCTGCATTCTGGACCTCAAGCATTTGGAAGTCGTCACCATACTGCAAATGGGTATCATTGTGATTGATCGCATGTGCATTTATGATGATCCGACTATTGGATGCCTGCCGGAAGATTGTGTCAAGAACTGCCGTTGGCACCTTCTCGCTCCGAATCATCTCTCTCAGCACATTTCCTGCACCTACTGAGGGGAGCTGATCAGCGTCACCGACAATCAGTAACTGGGCACCTGGCTTAATGCGTTCCAAAAGGATATACGCCAATCTCATATCCACCATCGAAAATTCGTCCACCACGATCAGATCCGCCGGAAGCAGTTCCGTTTCATTCAGAGGACTCTCCTCATCTGTGATGAGGCCAAGCGCTGAGTGCAAGGTTGATGCAAACATTCCAGTCTGCTCTGCCATACGCCGGCTTGCTCGTCCAGTCGGTGCCGCAAGAAGAATCTCATTGGAGGGATACTCCTTCTTGTAGATATCCAGAATGAACCGCAGTGTCGTCGTCTTGCCGCTGCCCGGTCCGCCAGTCATAATGGAGATGGGATGCGAGAGGCAAAGCTTGACTGCTTTGCGTTGTGACGGCGCCAGCTTCTGCTTGAGCGTTTGTTCCGCTTGATCAATTTTCTCGTCCAGGCCATAGATCTCTTCGAAATCTTCCTGGAGAATCATTGAAACAATCCGCTTGGCCGCTTTGACTTCACACATGCGCTCATAGCTCAGATAGACACGGGTTCCTTCCACATAGATGCGTGACGCAAGCCTCTCATTTGAGATAGCTTGTCGAATCTCACCTTCCGATACGACCTCAGCCTCACAGTCGGAGTTCAGCAGATCATAGCAGCGGCCCACAGTCTCATCTACGCTTAAAAACAGGTGCCCGGACACCCGGGCTTCATCCAGCACATAGTTGATTGCGCCGGCATACCGCATTGGGTGTTTGAGGCTCACCTTAGTCTTCCTTGCGATTGAGTCTACTGTCATGAAACCAAAGCCTTTGATCCTGCAAAGCTGAAATGGGTCTGTTTTCACGATTTGAAGGCTCTGATCTCCGAACTCCTCTTTGATCATGGCTGCCTTCTTCATCGATACTCCGAATGGTGCCAGATAGATCATCAGGTCGCTCAGTGCCTTCGTCTCCTCATAGGAAGCGACGATGGTCTTGAGTTTGGTCTTCGCAATGCCGCGTATGCTCAATAGCTGCTGAGGGTTCTGATCCAGAACCTCCATCGTCTTATCACCGAACTTCGCGACAATCGCCTTGGCAATCTCCGGGCCGACACCTTTGATGATGCCGCTGCTCAGATACGCCAGGACACCAGCCTGATCCGTTGGCACGATCTGTTTGCAAGTCGTAACTGACAACTGCAGTCCATGTTTTGACTGCTCCCAGTTCCCATCCAGTTCAACTTCGACCACATTGGTCGAGACCAGATGATACCCGACAGCGGTGAAATGGATCTTATCATCACTGAAAAAAGAGTTCTTTCTCGCTTCTTTGGGGACAGACTCATCCTGCGTGCTATACGAAAACACGCAGTAACCGTTGTCCGATTGGAAGATCGCACGGTCGAATCTGCATAACATTGTGATCACCTCTTACGCAATGGCCGTCTTGACCACCTTGAAAATTCTCGACTCCGACTGCTCCACGAACTCGTCATACACATCTGGGTACTGAGCACGCAGCGCAGACAACTTGTCTTTTGAGATGCCTTCACGATACTGCGGATTATAGGTGATTCGAAACACCTCGCTTCCGCTCTCACAAGACGCCCGACATGCAGTTCCCATCTGCTCCACGATTGGGGCATACAGGGTCTTGATCCGCGTTTCCAGTGCCTTCGACTGGGCATCCAGATTCTTCTTCTCCTCTTTGAGTGTCATGATCTCGCTGAGGCTGTTGAGAAATTTTCTGTCCAACTCCACACCCGGCTCAGACTTATCCGCCGGGCCGAAAAAGCGGCGCAGCGACTCAAGCACAGCATCGGGCTTCTCTACCAAGGGCGGTTCGACCCGAGCCAGCACATGGTTGTTCCAAAACGCCTCCAGTGCCAGGACCGTATTCTCCTCTTCCTCGACATCGCGCTCAATCTTCTGCCACACAAAGTCGTTCTCATTGTTGGAGAACAGGCAGGCGATGAATGCGACATCGATGTTCATGACCGACATATAGTGGCGGACCTGAAGCTCATAATGACGCGGCACAGCGCCGTTAGCCCATTTGAACTGCATGTCATAGTGCGCGGTTTTACATTCCAGGATTGCCTTGCGGCCATCCGGAAGCAGGACAAACCGGTCCACATCGGCGATCAGGAAGGGATACAGAGGATGCTGATACATCCAGTGGTCTTCATAGACAGTAAGTCCGGTCTTCTTGGCGAAGATTTGAGCGACCACATCTTCGAGCAAATGCCCGATCTGGAATGTGATGCTCTTATCCGGTCCTTCGACTGCCGGAACAACGCCGATCTTATCATGGTAGAGATCGCGCGCAGTTCGATACGGAGACATATTGAGGGCGGCAGCTACATCGCTGCCGCCAATCCCTTTCTTTCTCCAGTCCAGCCATTGGTCTTCCGTTAAGGTAGTGATATCAACCAGGCGCGTTGGGGTGTAATTCATGTCCAAAGCCATAGCTTACTCCTCCTCACAGCGATCAAAGCCACACTCGCCACACTCCGGACAGTCCTGATCCTCCGGATCTTCAAAGGATGCGAGGGCCATTGTCTCTCCGCAGTGACGACACTTGTATGTGCTCAGTTCCCGCTCTTCGTGAATAACAGTTCCTCCTTCATCGCCGGTAATATGCTCTTCAAAGCACATGCCGGGCTCAGAGGTCTGTATCACGACAGAAACCTGGTCTTCCACACAGGCTTCAGCAAGCGTGATGCACTCCTTATCGTTTCGCTGAGGGTATCCATCGATCAGGCAGGAATATGCCGACCATGCGAATTCGACATCCAGGGTGCACTCTGCTTTTGCTTCAGCCGGGAGTCCATCGAACATCTTCATGGCATCATCAATGCACGCTTGTCTCTTTTCATTCATGAAGCTTCTTGCAAAGAAACGCTTGCCCGGAACTGTGGACGGGTCATCATTCGAGATGAACCGTTCAATGAAGGACTTTACTCCCTTACGAGTCCCAGTTACCTTAACATTTCCAAACGCCCAATTAGGCATAATCGATCCTCCTCATCATTCAAAATCAGTGTTGAAGTGTTCCACGATCTCAGTGGGTTCGTCTTGCGCGCAGTCACCGTAGACTACGGTCTGGAGAAGATCCTTTTGAGGATCAAACTCCACGCATACGAGCAGAGCGCTTTCTCCATCTTTGCGCACAAAATCGATATACACGCCGGGATAATCTTCAGCGCAGTCGCTTTTGTCATGCTTAGCATAGGCCACCAGATCACCCATCGGCATGTGAACGGTAAAAGAACGCTGATTGTCCAAAAATACTCCTCCTTTGTGATCACAGTTTTTGAAATAAGAGATGCTGAGCCAGGTCCAATCTGCATTTGTGGTTTCTCCATGTCTTCTCATCGCGGAAGTAGATCTGCGGCGAGTTGACACAATAAGTGCCACCCGATTGCGTCCGATACACCCCCGGCAATTGGATTTCCGAGACCACATAGATTTCATGGTCAACAAGGCCAAGGTATCTCTGCCCGACTTCAAAGCTCTTATTTCTGATTTCCATCCTGCGCCTCGCCATTCAGCACTAGGTCATCTACTTGGATGGAATCGTCCACATAGTTACCTTCCGGCAGGGGGCATTCAGGGCCCAAGACATAGGCGATGGCCTCTTCCAGTGTCTCAGCTTCCGCATCGACATGGCCGTACATCTGCCAGACAACAGGTACGCGGAAAACACTCATTTGGATTCCTCCTCGGGGCTATAGCCTGATTCGAGACCAACATCGAACAGCACCTGCTCCATGTTGTAGAACACCTCGCCAATGGCTGCGAATATGTGGTCGCTGTCAAGCACCCACATGAGGTCGTGCCTCTCGCCATCGGGGGTACGGACGAAACATTCCCACCAGTTGTTGTGCTCCATATCGATCCAATACCGATTGTGCTTCCTGCAGATCGCTGCTACCAGAGCACGGTCAGTCTTGAGATATGGTTCGATATCCGATCCAAATCGGCCGGAGTTGTTCTTGTCCTTCACATAGAGCAGTTCGCGATCATGGTCGCTCTTGTCATAGAGCCATGCGTAGACATCGCCTAATGCATGGATCTCAAAGACGCAACCGTGAACCCGAATGACAGCAACCTGACCGCCGTACCATAGCGATGAATACTGTTTCCGCCGAATGTGCTCCATGAACTCGATTTCCACCGGTTCCGGAATGCTGCCAATCTCTTCGGCAATGCATTTGATCAGCATTCTCCGATGAGCAGCACTCAGTCCCTTACATGTCAGGTTTTCCATGCGTCCTCTCCTTTGTCTGAGTAATTAGGTCCAGCTGTGCGAACATTCTCCGCCAATGCCAGATATCCCTGAAATACATCGGGGTGAACCAGACATTGGGGCTGTTCTTGGGGATAAGTCCGTCCTCATCGTAACTTTGCGCCGGATGGAGGATGGAATCGTCAATGACCACATAGCCGGGACAGCCGAGTAGGCTCATTTGGATGAAGCACATGCAGCCCGCCAAGAAGTCAATGTCTTGCGCGACAAAGAAAACGGAAGTCTGATAGTTGATGTGGTTCCTTTTGCACTCGTTTGCGAAGGCAAGCAGTAATGCACCGGCCCCGCAGGCGGGATCACTCACAGATACCCAGCCTTTTTCCTCTATCTGACTTTTCAGATCCTCACCCAGATTCATGGCTGCCATCGCTCTGCAGATGTCATAGGGCGTAAAGAACTGCCCCTTCCACTCATTCGCAAGGCCCAATGCCATGAACAGCTCGCCAAGCATATCCTGATCTGGATTTTGCTCCATCTCATCGACAACTTCGGCGAACATCTGAGCTAAGACTTCCAACTCGGAAGCAGAGTACTTTTTGCTCCGCTCCAAATACATCGCTTCGCGTTGCTCTCTGTACGGACCACCGAACGCATTGGCAATGCTGACGGCAGACAGGACAATGAAATCCTGCCAGATATCCCACTTGGAATAGCGCCCTTCCAGAGAGTTCAGAAGCTTGATGATGGCCTTTTGTCTTTCACCCTTAGGGTGGTAAACAGCTCTGCCCATCGCAATCACCACTTGAAGTCGCCGGGGTGATCATACTCGTGCCAGTTCACATTCAGTGCCCGACTGACGATCTCCTCAAGCTGTGCTATCCGCAGACCAGAAGCTCCATCACACTGGGCGTCGAAGATGACATCACTCATTTGCATGAAGAGTTCATACGCAGTACAGGGATCGTCTCCGTGGATTGCCACAAAGTTGTCCATTGCCTCGTAGGAAGCCTTCTTCGGCGCCCCGATGCGCTTCAGGACCCGCATCAGGGTGGTGACAGGATAGCGAATCTCAATGTTGAGGAGCTGCACCTGCTTGTCTACTGCCTTTTCAAACTGTGCATAGACAAGGCCAAGCTGTTCCTCAAAATACTCCATGTCATTTCCGCTCTTATGCTGTGTCCTCAGAGGGTAGCCCAGAGGAATAATCTGGCTTTTGTTTCCAGCCAGCAGGATCGGATACAGATTGGCGCCACTCATGCCCACATCAGAGGTGGAGAATCGGAGCGCAGGGATGAGCTTTGCAGGGTTCAGCCCCTTGGCAGCCACTTCCCGACGATAGGTGTCCAGAAGCTGGTCTGCCTGTCCATCCAGGCGCCAGATTGCAGTGGCGATCGTGTGATCAAAATGTGCGGTCATAAACTGATTGCCTGGGTACTCTTTGTCCAGGTAATCGCATACCGCCTTGAACAGTGGCAGCATCTCCATCACGGTGTAGTCCTTGGGATCACCGCCGTGTACCGCAGAGACCTTCTGATCTGCAATCTTGATCAGGCTGTCGCCAGAGGCAACGCCCATGCAGTAGTTGAGGATCTCCGCAAATACAGTCTTGGAGACTTTGTTCAGTGCATGTCCGGAGATGCGGGCACGCTCCAGAACGGTCTTGATGGCACAGGAGCGGACGGGGTAGTCCTTACCATCGACCTTCAGCAGAAGGCTGGTATTCTCCATCGTGTCTTCAAGTACATCGGCCGCCCCATTGTGGTTGTAGATCTTCATGTAGAGATCGCCGAGTGCGGACCCCTTCTCAACCGGCTCAAACCGCAGGTCTTTCGAAGGTGCCGTCATCCACTCGCTCTTTGCCTTGCGCTCGCCAAGAAACTGAAAGAAGTCCCTGGGTTCGCTGAAAGAGCAACTGAAGTCGTCCGCGAATACTTTGGTTTCCATCATTTTGTTGTTCCACCTTTCAAATAATTATTTCTCAAATCCGCAAAGCGGAATTTGGACAAAAAAAGGCGCTTTGATCTGAGGACTCAAATCAAAGCGCAATGGGAGAGGCGAAACATGATATGTCCGCCCAGAAATGCCAGATTGTGTTGGCTCACAGCTTATGAAGCTCCGTATGGGAGATAAAATCTAATAAGTACAGAGTCAGAATACCATCCGCACCAATGAGAAGCCACTATACCTAAATCTGCTTTCCAGGCAAAAAAGGAGCTGACCCAACCAATGTGGATCAGCTCCCAATTTCATTGTCTACAGGTCGATTTCTGTTCAACCTGGGCTCGGAACGCTGCAAGGTCGAATTCTACTGCCGTTGCGAGTTCCTGAATCATTCGAGGGGCAAAGTCTTCGGGTGTGGCACCGACTTCATCAAGAATCATATGCGCATGCTCTTTCGTCCAGCCGCAGAGGAGCAGCGCGCCTTCCTCTGTCAGCTCGATCGTCCTCCAAATGGGATTGCTCCCATTGTGCTGTATGGAACATCCCATCAGTTTGCACTGGAGTGCCTGCGTCGGCTCAGGTGGCCGCATTAAAACACAAACTCTACCCGCAGTGTCACCGCTCATGACCTGGAAATCATCGGGTTGATAGTGGATGACATCCTCCGAATCCTCAGCGCCAAGTTCCACAAAATTATATGCCTTGGCCATCAAGTCGCCTTTCTCCACGAGGGCGTGTTTGACAAATCGCAGAGGATTGTCAAAAAAGGTATTGGGGAGATGAATGTGCTCGTTAAAGTACCTTTGAAGACCGGAACTATACTGCATATCCTCGCCTCCTTTACTGAACCCGGCAGCGCATCACATCCACTGCCTCAAAAATGAACCGAATAAATTCCTCACGGCTATCAAACTCATGCAGAATGTAGCCCAATACCGGATGGAAAGAGAGAATTCGATCTCCATCACTCAGCCAGCACTGATATTTTTTATCTTCACTTATCATATTACATCCTTCAATGGTACTTTGCGTTCCACAAACCATCTTCCAATGACATTTCCACTCAGGTTGGTAGAACGCTCAAAATACAAATAGGTTCTTTGCCCATTCACCTGAATTGTATATCGGTCACCTTGTCCACCAGCCTTTGCCGCATAGGCAGGTCGAATATCAATCACACGGTCTACATCGTACTTCGTGCCGTCTTCCCAGACGATCATGCGCGGCAGCATCACACCCTCTGAGGAAAAATCCACGGTAACCGAAACATAGACCTTATAGGCTGCACCCGGCAGCATGGTCAATTCAGGGGCTGCCCCAAATCGCGCTTCAGGAAGTCCCCATGCGCAATATACGGAGCTTTGATCTCAACGCCCTCACGCTGCAAAATACGCAGCTTGAAATCCAGAAGTTCAGGCGGAACGCAGAGGCAGCTTGCGATTTGGAAGAAGTCCATCTGCTGCTGCAGTGCTTCAAAAACATCCTCATCATTCAAGAGGAACTCCGCCGCGAAAATATTCGCTTCATACTCCATGCGATCTGTATCATCCAGGAATGTAAACTCATGGAACGCACTGATTGCTGAGTCGCTGTGCAAATCAGCATGTCCGAGCTCATGAACAAGGATGATCCGCTGGATACTCTCCGGCAGATCGCTGTTGATCATGATGAGCTTGCAGCGTGAAGAGACCAAGAAGAACCCTTTGCAGGACTTCGCACTCTTCCCCATAGGCCGCTTCATGACCTGGATCTTCATTGCCCGACAGATCTCATACGGATCGTCTGTCTGGTATTTCATTTTCAAACGATTCGCTTCTTGCTTGATGGCAAACGCTAGCAACTCACTCACCTCGCTCAAAGAAAACAATGTCTTTGTGTGCAGCATAAGGATACCACATAGGGTGTCCCAAAAACCGTACAACGCACTCTTATTTCTTATAGTCCTTCCGGGTGAATGTTTCGCTGGCGCGCTTCTTATTTGCAAAATAGGCCTCCGTCACGGCCTGGAAGAAAAGCTCCTTGTCCTCTTCCGGAACATCACCACCGGCAAACATCGCGCGGGTCTGTGTCAGCAGCTGCTCCACATCCGTTGCGCCTTTCTTGCCGTAGATAGCACGCGCACTCTCGATATAAGGAGCTTCCTCAAGTCCATAGGTCTCATCTTCAATCTCATCTTTGAGCAAGTAGGCCTCAGACACATTCAGGACAGTGCATAGTTTGCGAAGGTTCAACCCACGGGGCTTGGAACCGGCGGCTTCATAGCTGCTAATGGTTCGGACAGTCGTACCGACCTGATCGGCCAGGTCTTTCTGCGTCATATTCAGCGTAATGCGACGATCTCTGATTTTCTCTCCAGTCGTTTTCATATTGCAGTTCCTCTTTCTACTGATTTGGTTTGTCCTCGGAAAACTTCTATTGACAAACCGGTCTGGTATCTGCTATTGTTTCATCAACAAGAAGTTTGTAGAAGTTTTAAGAAGTTTGAGGAAGTTTAACCCCATTATATGCAGAAGAAACCTCGTTGTCAATAGGAAGTTAGTAGAAGTTTGAGGAAGTTTCGAAAACTTTTCTACGACAGGAGGAACCCGAAGCTATGGGAGAAAGAGTTGTACTGCATAGTGACCTCAACAACTGCTATGCCAGTATCGAGTGCATGCTGCATCCAGAACTTCGCGGGAAGTATATCGCCGTATGTGGCAGCATGGAAGATCGTCATGGCATCGTTCTGGCCAAAAATCAATTGGCAAAACAATGTGGCGTGAAGACGGGAGATGTGATCTGGGAAGCGAAGCAGAAGTGTCCGCAGTTGACGATTGTGCCGCCGCACATGGATCAGTATTTGAAGTTCTCCAAGATTGTGAGATCCATCTATCTGCGGTACTCACCGGAAGTAGAGTCTTTTGGCATCGACGAAAGCTGGATCGAGCTGACTGGCTCATCTCGGCTCCATCACCAGACACCTTATGAAATCGCAAATGAGATCCGCAAAACTGTGAAGGCAGAGGTCGGCTTGACCGTGTCCATCGGCGTCAGCTTCAATAAGATCTTTGCCAAATTGGGATCTGACATGAAAAAGCCAGATGCAGTGACTGAGATCACGAAGGAGTCTTTCCGGGACCAGGTATGGCCGTTACCTGCTTCCGACCTTCTTTATGTCGGGCGGGCCACGACGGAGAAACTTCGCCGTTACGGTATTCATACCATTGGAGACCTTGCGAAAGCAGATCCCGACATGCTGGTGCGGCTGCTGGGGATCAACGGAGAGAAACTCTGGGTCTATGCCAATGGCCTGGATACCTCTCGGGTCATGCCCTGCGATTATGATCCCCCAATCAAGAGCATTGGGCATGGGATCACCTGCAATGAGGATCTTCTTACGAAGGACGAGGTCCGGCATGTTTTTATGGAGCTTTCGCAAGAAGTCGGGCTGAAACTCCGCAAACGCAATCTGGCTGCCACCAGGGTGAAGATCAGCGTCCGGGACAACACATTGGCCCATCGAGAGTACCAGGGAAAGCTGGCATTCCCCACCCAAAGCTACACAGAGATCGCAGCTTCCGGCTTCGACCTGTTCTGCCAGCGGCACACCTGGAATAGCGACATCCGTTCTCTGACAATCAGTGCAATTGACTTGGTCCCGGCCGACACACCGATCCAGTTGGACCTCTGGACTGACTTTACCAAGCACAAAAAGCGCCTTGCTCTGGAGCGAACGGTCGAAGATATCCGTAGGCGCTTCGGCCTGCAATCCATCAACTTCGCGGCACTCACCTCCGGGCTGAAAATGCCAGCTCATCGTGAGGTCGAATACAAAATGCCGTCTGTTATGTACCACTAAAGGAGGTATGATTATGGGCTTTGAACAAGAAACCATCAATGCCAAGCACCCAGTCTTAACCGACGGAATCGGATCCATCCACATTGAGGGATTTCATGGGCTGCAGGCAGATAAGTGTTTCTGCGTTATGGCAGAAGGATCCCGATATCACGAATACGGAATTGCGTCCGGCAGCGTTCTCCTTTGCAAGCGGGCGGAACCGATCAATAACGGTGACCTCGTCGTGGTCAATGAAGATGGAATCCTCACTGTTTACCTCTACCTGAAAGACCGAAAGAAGAATGTGGACGGTGAAAAACGCATTCTTCATAATAAGTCAATGGTCTATGCGAAAGTCCTCGGATCGTTCAACTTCTACCAGTGAAACTCCCAGGCAGAAAGGATATGCAATGAGCAAATTCGAAAACTACTTGAAGAAATTTGACATCACCAGCACGCTGACAGACGAGGACATCGAGAACACGCTGGCACTGCTCCAAATCTATTCTCCCACGGTGCGTCGGACTGCCGATCGCATTGAGGAGATGGACGAGGAGTGCTACGAAGGCCGGCGTCAGTCTATCTCTGACTTCATCAACCTTGCTATCGACTACGACCACGATGCGGACCGCAAGCGCATCGCTGACCGTCTGGCAGATATGGGTCATTCCATGCAGCTCCTCTCCATTATGGAGGAGGCCCTGGTGCTTGTAAAAGGCAGTCGGCCTCATGGCGTGATGTACTACAAAATCCTCCACGCCAGATACTTTGACGCATATTGCTCTTCTAATGAAGATGCGTACCTGTCTCTGGGGATCAGCTCCTCTACCTACTACCGTCACATCAAACAGGCAATCCGCGTCTTTGCTGCAAATCTCTGGTGTGTTGTCATTCCCGATCTGATTATCAGCGAACAGATGCATGAGCAATCTCTTGAGCGCGAGTTGGGAGTCTCGTGAGAGAAAAATGAGAGACAAACCGGGAGTCAAAAAGGAGAAATACAGATAGAGAATAGATAGGAAATTGGGATTCCAATGAAATTGTAACGGACAGAGCCAGCCTCTATAATGGATTATGCTGGAGTACATATAGGCCTCTCGGGTTTTGGCCCGAGGGGCTTTTTTCATGCCTACTTGTACGACAGCCAATCCGGGAGCAGATAGCCGACCATTCTCAGCTTATGAGAGTGGCCGGCTTTTTTGCTGCCCAAATTGGGAGCGTTATCCATGATACAGGCTGGTTACAGGGCCAGAGGCCCTCCCTCCAAGTCATTCGTCCGCATCCACCCACGAAACGACTTGGAGGTAAACATGAAAACGATCAAAATCAAGGACTACTATGGCATTTATCAGGAGATCCCTGTCAGCGATGAGATGTATGAGGAGTGGCGTGCACTGCAGAATGAAACGCAGCGTGTGCATCGCAAGGAAGTATACCATCGGGATTGGACACCCATGGAGGATCTCGAAGAGATGCCTCAGCACTTTGTTGTCAATGAATTGGAGGATGCCCTGATCTGGGATGAGCAGGTCGCAGCCCTCTATGAAGCGATTGCACAGTTGACGCCGATTCAGCAGCGCAGGATTCGTATGCTCATGGATGACGTCCCCATCCGTGAAATCGCGCGTCAGGAAAATTGCCACATGAATGCAGTTTGGCTCTCGGTCAACGCCGCTCTGAAGAAGCTCCGCACGCTCCTGAAGGACTGGTAAAAAATCGACATTACAAAAACACTCAATGTGGTTGTTGTTTTGGAACGACGTTAAGCGTAAATACTATCAGACACATCAAGCGGACTTAACCCGCTTCGTTTTCAAATGATAAGGAGGCCTTTCACATATGATTATTTCTGTCGATCACGGCAATAAATCCATCAAGACACCGCACGCTATTTTCACTTCTGGCCTGGTCATGTCGGACGGGCTTCAGGGCTTCAAAACGGACTACATCGGCTGGAATGGGAAGTACTACTCGCTGACGGAGCGGCGCATCTCGTACCTGCGCGATAAGACCGAGGATGACCGGTTCTTCATTCTGACCCTCTTTGCGATTGCGAAGGAACTGGAGTATCGGAAGGTTTCTGAGACCCTGGATCCTATTGATATCACGCTCCTGGTGGGCCTGCCGCCCGCTCATTACGAACAACTCCACAGCCGCTTCGAACAGTACTTCCTGCGCCGGCGGGAAGCCATTGACTTTGAGTACAATGGCAAATACTACTCCGTCCGTATCAACAAGGTCCTGAGCTATCCTCAGGCATTTGCTGCCGCCGTCACGCAGTACAGCACCCTGAAGGTGCACTCCGTCGCTTATATCATTGATATTGGCGGATTCACCATTGATGTCCTAAAGCTGCGCTATGGCCGGCCCGACCTGGAAGTGGTGGAGAGTTTTGAAAAGGGTGTGATCACCCTCTACAACAGCATCGCCAGCAAGTGTAACTCCCAATACGCTCGCATCCTGGAAGAGTGCGAGATCGATGAGGTCATCCGGAATCAGCCTACGGTTCTGCCCGGTGAGGTACAGCAGTTGATCCGCTCCATGACTGCGGACTTTCTGGCAGAGTTCTACAACTTCCTCCGTGAACGCGGTATCGATGTCAGCACCAGCAAATGTGTGTTTGCCGGTGGCGGTTCGCTCCTGCTTCGCGGCATGATTGAAAGGGGTAACAAGGTAGCTTTCCCCATTTTCATCGAGGATATTCACGCCAACGCCATTGGTTATGAGGTTCTGTATCAGAGCGAGGTGGCGGCAAATGGCAAGCAATAATAAATCCCGCGTTACGCTCCAGTTCAACGAGATGGACTTTCGGCACCGTCGGGCGCTGGAGATCCTCCGCAAGCGGCCGCGCAGTATGTCTGAGATTGTGGTCAATGCCTTGCTGCACTACACGAGCTGCCCGGAAGCGGCCAACGAATTTGGCCGCGACTGGGTGGTCGGTATTGTCAAAGATGTGCTGAAAGAGATGGTTGCAAATGGAGAACTACAGCTTGGCAATCAAACTGCACCCGCACCCCAGGAACCATCCCCAGGTCTGGATGCCAATGATCTTTCTGAGCTGGGTGGCATGATGGACATGTTTCGGACGAAAGGATAAGCCATGAGCAACAAGAAATTCGGATATGCCCGTGTGTCCACCACAGAACAGAATGAGGATCGCCAGGTGCTGGACCTCATGGAGTACGGCATCGACGAGCGTGACATCTATGTGGACAAGCAGAGTGGACGCAGCTTTGAACGAATGAACTACCTTGCCTTGCGGAACACCATTCTCCGGGAAGGCGATGTACTGGTCGTGAAAAGCATCGATCGCTTCGGCCGGAATTACTCTGCGATACGAACAGAGTGGGAGTATCTCACGAAGACTCTTGGCGTGGATATTGTTGTGCTGGATACCCCGATCCTGGATACCACGCAATATAAGGACCTGTTGGGCAGTGTCATCACGGATATCGTCCTCGCTGTGCTCTCTTTCGGAGCACAGCTTGAGGTTGATACCAAATCCAAGGCACAGGCGGAAGGGATCGCTGCCGCCCATTTGAAGGGTGTAAAGTTCGGACGCCCCAAGTGCAACGTCGAAAACTGGGATACTTATTACAGTCAGTGGAAAGCAGGCCAAATAACAGCGGTCCAGTGCTATAAACAGTTGGGGATCAGTGCCTCCACCTTCTATCGGCTTGTCCGAGAATATGAAACAGAGGAGAAAATGACATGAGGAAATGCTGTATATATTGCCGCATCGACGGCTCGCCTACGGAAAGCAATCAGGATGCCATGAAAAATCAGCTGCGCTCTCTGCGTGAGGTTGCTGTGTCATTGGGTTTGACCATCGCCGCTGAGATTGCTGTCTTTGAAAGTGGGATTGATCCTCTCCGGCAGAGCATCAAAACGATGATCCGGGATGGTCGGCACGGCTGCTACGACTGCGTGCTGGTCGTCAATACCTCCCGCTTGGCACGCAATGCAGATGGTCTCATCCAAGTGGGGCGTAAGATGAATCGCGCCGGTATTGGAGTCTACACGCCGGCCGGGAAAGTCCAGCTTGCTCCGCCGAGTGTGTTTTTCTACTCCAGATACTCTACGGAAGGAGGAACTGCCATTGGCTCGTGAGAATCGAAACGAAGACCGGAAACAACGCATTCGGGATGCCTTTCAGGAGGGACAAACCGTTGAACGGATGCCGGCGCGTGAGGACATGGCGCCTCAGCAGCCGGAAGATGTGGAATGCCGTGTGGCTCCCTATTGCCGCGTCAGCACCATGTCCGAAATGCAGGCGGAAAGTTTCGAGATTCAGCAGCAGTACTACAGTGAGTACATCGCCAAGCATCCTAACTGGGTCTTGGTCCGAATCTATGCAGATGAGGGCATTTCGGCGACCTCTGTTAAGAACCGCAAGGAATTCAACCAGATGATTGAGGATTGCAAAGCCGGAAAGATCGATATGATCGTCACGAAGTCCGTATCCCGTTTCGCTCGTAATGTTGTCGATTGTATCAAATACGCGCGGATGCTCCGCTCCCTCTCACCCCCGGTTGCCATCTACTTTGAGACGGAGAACATCAACACACTATCCCAAAACGGCGAATTGCTCTTAACCGTTCTCGCGGCATTCGCGCAGGACGAGAGTGTCAATAAATCCATCAGTGTCGCTTGGGGCATCCGCCAGCGCTTTGCGAAAGGAATCCCGAAGCTGGTCAAGCCCTATGGGTATCAGTGCGTGGACAACACACTCGTCGTCGATGAAGAGGAAGCTGGAGTTGTCATCCGGATCTTTGCTTTTTATCTCGGTGGGAAGACCCCATATGAGATTGCAAAGATACTGACGGAAGAGGGCATTCCCAGTCCGACAGGCAAGTCTCATTGGACTGTATCTTCCGTCACATACATCCTGGGTAATGACAGATACTGCGGCGATGTGATCATGCAGAAGAGCATCTGCGTTGACCTGTTCGCACATAAGCGGGTTCGCAATTTAGGTCAGGTGGAACGATACCGCATCCGCGATGTGCATGACCCTCTTATCTCGAAAGAAGATTGGAGGGAAGCAAAAAACAGAGTATCCATGCCAGACCGTGAAGCAGTCATTCTGGAGGACATCACCGGCGACGGAGTGCTGTCTTCTTTACATCCCATTCAATTCAAGGAGGACATCGATTTATGAATGCTAACCTTTACGAGTTCCGCGTTGTAAATCCGACTCTTCGGACTTTCAGCGCCGCAGAGGCTCGAATCGCACATTCTTCCATCCGATTCAACAACCTGAGCGCAGCTGAGTTGGGCTACCCTGAAATGGTTCGGCTTCTGATCAGCTCTGATGGCACCACCCTCGCCATTCAGGCCTGTGACAAAGGTGATCCGTGTGCCGTACCTTTCATGGCAGGCCGTACCGCAGAGGATCTCAAAGGACAGAAGAAGTGGACCACTGTGACCAACCGCATGCTCATGCACATCATCCGTACCAAACTTGGCTGGGAGACTGTAAAAACGCCTCGCCGCTTCTACGGTGTACCCTGGCCGGAGCAGTGCGCTATTATCTTCGACCTCACAAAGATCGCCCCGCCTCGCACCAGGACCCCGAATCTCTCCGCTGAGGATATGCTTCGGGCATATGAGCTTGCCGAAAAGGGGTCTCTTCTGCCTGTTTCCACTGCATGGCCCGGTAACCGTGTCCCCTTTGCCTCTGTTCCGCCCAGTTCTGTAATTGAGGCGCAATATGTCAATGTAAACTGATAAAAGGTTTCCCCGACAACACATCAATGTCGTAAGCAATGCTAAAAAAGCCAGTCGTTAAGGAATGAAGTAGCGTGCTCCTTCCTTAATGACTGGCCTATTTATATAGTTGAGGCTGCATTTGTTCTTTGTCAGTTTCTGTTTCACTAATCGTGAAGATTCTTGTCACCCCATGCTTTCATGCAATCAAGGACGGACAAGAAACTCTCCCCAAGCTCCGTTAAGGTATACTCCACCCGTGGCGGCACCTCACAAAAATCGTGACGAAGAATGAAACCATCTGCTTCCAACTCCCGAAGCTGTTTTGTAAGGGAACTTTCCGTAATTTCACCAATCTGACGGCGAAGCTGTCCGAAGCGTCTGATATCGCATTTGCCGATATACCAAAGAAGCTCAATTTTATATTTCCCACCCAGTAATTTCTGCACGGCAGAAATTGTCTTGCAGCGATTCACGGCGGATTCTGATTTTCTCATTATCCTCATCTCCATTCCTGAACATCATAACTTATTTCACGCCAAATTGAAAGGCACTTCAAAAAAGTATAGTACTTTTATTTCTGCAGTAAGTTGCTATAATGATTCCAACGAGACAGTCGTGCGCAGGTTTGCCTCGTTGCCTGTGCACAATCCTTCAAGATGAGGTATGAATTATGCATTACACAGGAACAATTTGGCGCCCACCTTATGAGGCAGACTCGCTTCTGCTGGAGGTCACAGCAGGCTGCACCCATCATAAGTGCAAATTCTGTACGCTTTACAGTGAGTTGCCGTTCAAATTCAGAATGACTCCTATGGAAGACATTGAACGAGATTTGCTGGAAGTGCAGACTCTGCGCACAAATCCCTATTCAAAGATGTTGGTGCGCCTTCAGGGAGAAAACGACCCTGAGCCGATCCAGCGTGTTTTTTTGACCGGAGCAAATCCGTTTGTCCTGAAAACCGAAAAGCTGCTTGAGATCGCATCTCTCATCCACAGGTATCTGCCTTCCGTCGAATCCATCGGTTGTTTTGCCCGCATTACGGATTCAGTCAATAAGACAGATGAAGAACTTCTCCAGCTTCGACAGGCAGGTTACAACGGACTGACGATTGGAGTAGAAACCGGGGATGATGCGGCCCTTGCTTTCATGCGTAAGGGATATACTTCCAGCGATATTTTGGCGCAGTGCAAACGCTTGGAGCAGGCCGGTATAGAATATGGCTTCTTCTATCTGACCAGCATTTCCGGTAAGGGACGTGGTGAAGTCGGAGCAAAAGCCTCCGCAGAAGTTTTCAATCAGCTGCATCCTTTTCTGGTTGGTCCGAATATGCTGACGATTTATCCGGAATCTGACTTGTATCAGGAGATTCAGAATGGGAATTGGGAGGAGGAAGGCGAACTTGAAAAATACCGAGAGCTTCGTACCCTCGTAGAAAACCTGAATATTTCTACTTACTTTGCAGCTATGGGAGCCTCAAACGCCTTTCAACTCAGAGGCAAACTGCCGGAAGATAAAGAAAAACTTTTGGCGGCACTCGACAGGATCATCTCAGAAGTCAGCGAGGAAGATCTACTGCGATACAGAAGGAATCTTCGCCATCTGTAATCTCATCAAAACTATAGGAGATGTCTTCTACCATAGCATGTAGAAGGCATCTCCTTTTCTATGTACGCCGTTCACATGATTTCTGTACCAATTTAGTACGCTAATACCGCCTTGAACATTTTTGTAATAAGCTTTTTACCCTATACTGATAAAAAGATGAAGATAGGTAGGATTAAATTATGAGTACAAATCTACATGTGATGGGAAATAGAATTCGCACAGCACGGCAATTTAGAAGGCTGACCGGCGAACAACTTGCTGAAAAGCTCGGAATTTCTGTTACATCTCTACGGCATATTGAAAACGGAATTAGACGGCCAAGTTACCAGCTTTTAGACGAAATGTCTGATATTCTGGATGTGTCGATGGACTATCTCGCTGGCAAGACGGAAGCACCTCTTGAGCGCCGCATCCGCAAAGAACTCGAAGGATCTGGTCTCACTCAGGCGCAAGAAGATGCAGTCGTGGAGATAGCACTAAACTCTGTTCCCATAATCAAGCGACTTGGATGAGTGCTGCACCTGCCTAAAAACGGCAGGTGCATTTATTTTTTACTCATTGCAGGTTTCGACAGATTTCGCGCTCTGCACCCGCTATTATGCACTTGTACGGTACGCCCGTACCAAATTAGTACCAAGGAGCGATGCTTCAATGAGTGTTCAAGACATGTTGAAAGAAATGAGCAGCAGAGCGTTCAACTCCAGTTATGACTCGTACATGAGAAATGCATATGACCTCTGGGTTGAAACGGATTTCAAGGAAGAAGAGAATGACTATGTCAAAGGGGTCCAAGCCTTGGATGCTGTTCTGACAGAAGAACAGCAGCAAAAGCTCAAGGCGATGGAGGAAAACTACCAGCACAACATGGAGTACGCCTCCAGGTATGGGTTTAAGGCTGGCTTGTATTCCGGATTCAGCCAGTACTTCATTGGTACAGAAGCCGCCTATGACAGCTTCGAGTCAACGCTTATGAAGAACCTGATGGAGCTTCCCAGCATGACCCGACACCAGGCTTACTACCTGCGAAGCGAAGACAACTTGGAAATTGCAAATGCGCTCAGAGAGTCTCTGGACGAGAGTACTTATGAGCATGTTGTCTCGGTTGAATGTGCATGGGGTCAGAGGATCCATTCCGCAGCGTGTCACGGCTTCTACTGCGGCTACCGTGCGGCACTCAACCTCATCGATGACATCAAGCCTCTCGACAGCAGCCGCATGATCCAACACACCTTACTGCTGGAGTATCACCTGGGATATATCGGCTCTTATGAGGAAATGGAGCGTCGGAGCAAAAAGAAATCGGCATAAACCGTGTGGCAGGTCACTCCCCGTGGCCTGCCATCTTTTTCTTTCAGGGGCAAGGTTGTCCGTTCTATGGGACACATCGTGTTGTATCCTATGTTTACAATCCAAAAGTGAACTTATTAGGAAGGGTGACAGAGATGTATGTTCTGATCGATATGGAATGGATCACAAATCGTCATGGCAACCATTGGCCTACGCAGCTCGCCGCCAGCCGCGTCGATGAGGCTTGGAATACAGTGGATACTTTCTCTGTGCTCTTCCGTCCGAAAGACGTCTCCTTCCAGGATTGGAATCACATGGCCTTCTCCGGTTGGGATCGTCAGGACTTTGTGGATGGAGAGTCCCTGTATCCCGGTCTGGATTCTTTCCAGAAGTGGATAAGGCCGGACGATGTCCTCTGCTGGTGGCATCAGGAGGCAAACGACCTATTCAACATGTTCACCAAGATTGCTCAGGTCCGGGACCTTGTGGGCAAAGTCATCTTTCTCGGTGATTACATTTATGGTTTCCTTGCTGGTCAGAAAGCCTCTGTTGGCAGCCCCTATAAGCTCTGTGCAGCGAGAGATATACCGGTACCCGAGCCTGCACATTGTTCTCAAAACGACATTCTTGCAATCCAGGCGCTCGTGAAGGGCATCGGATTTCAGCAGCGTTACTTGCTCCAGCAACCGAAAAAGTGGGTGAAAGACTATACCGCGTTAAAAGGAACCACCGTCTTTCCTTTGCTTTACGACCCGGATGAAAATACTCTCCATCGCTCTGACTGCGAGTTGCTCCCTGAAGATAAATACCTTCCCGCCTTTACATCCTTCAAAGCGCCGATCCGGCGCAAGTACAAGCCCTGCCCCTGTTGCCGGGAAGAATTCCTCGATGCGCTTTGGGATCGTAATCAGGACACGATCGAGCGTTCCAATTTCAACTTCGTCTACTCCACACAGTCTAAGGTGTTCCACTCGCGCAACTGCTCTCATATTCTGCTCGCTTACAGCATTCAGGGCACCGTTTCATTCGATACCTGTCTGAAAACCGGGCGCCGGCCGTGCAAGCACTGCAATCCGCAACCGATTGAGCGCAAAGCCATCAGCTTCTCAAGACAAGCACAAAAGGCTGTTCAGGCCCCGCAGAAGAAGTCGGAGCGAAACTTGACCAAGGATGAAAAAAGCGCCATTGGTCGATTTAAGAGAGCAAAGGAAGAACGCGAGACCGCGCTGAAAAAAGGAGTTCTGACGGACTCTGAGCGGAATACTGTTATGGCGCTCTCTCAGCCTGGACTGGCTTTCTGGGCAAGTAAGGGCTATCGTACCTTCCACCGCAGGAATTGCCCACAAATCACAGGTCTGACTCAGCTTGTCGGCTTCCCAAGATATCAGGATGCCGTACATGCGGGATATTGCCCCTGCCGGCATTGTAAGCCCAGTCCCAAGCAAAATGTTGTATTCTCTATTCCCATCACGAACAAGGAGCGCACCGGTGAAACAACAGATACGCTGGTGCAGCTTTGCACAGAGCACTGCCTTCCATTCCAATACGACAGTCGGTACTTTGAAATGCAGACGATGGTGGGCAAATGGAGAATTGACATGAGTCTGCGCCCTGTTCGGCTGGAGCATATTAACCTCGTATCGCAGCCTGAGAATACGAAGAAATACCATGTTCAGCCTCGGTTATTCCTTTCTCTGAAGGATACCTTCGACTACATCATGCGGCACGACTCAACCCTGATGAAGAAAATTGAGGCGGATGATCAGGCCACTCAGCTCCAGATGGGTTAATAAAGCTGCATATCTTCCGGGAGGTAAGTCATGATACATTTTTTCGCAGGGATTATATTCGGTTTTATCCGGGGGCTTTTCTTCAATAATAAATACTAGGATTCTGTTGCTTTTCACTCCTCTGATCCGTAAGAACAGTTAGGGTGTGAAGCCACAACCGCAAAAGGAGGAGTGAGCTCAATGAGCGTATATTATGATTTTTTTGCTGAGGCATATTATAACGGAAAATGGTACAACATCGACTTCTTCACTATGGGCCAAACCGGAAAGTTCAAACACCAGTACCTCTACTCTGTGTCCAGGTCCTTTCTGGGACGCCTTTCGACTGTGATCGACCATGCAGCTCCTCTGAAGTTTCAGGATCTGGCTGAGGGCACACGAAAGATCCTCCAGGAAGATGCACAGCCGCAGTATGAGGATAGCCTGGAATTGGAGACATTCTTCTACGCTGGGGATTTGCATGACTTTGAAGCTCTCCTGGACGCGCCGTATGAGTATGAGTATTTCGTGACCAGAAATCAGGTGGCAGCTTTGGAAGCACACTTGATCGATGACTTCAGCGAGTGCTTAACGGCCAAGGATGTGATTGAACTCCCCGAAGACGCTAGAGACGAATATGTCCTCTATCACTGGGACTACCCAACAAACAGCCGGCAAATTGTGCAGCAGCTCGTTGACAAACTTCACGAGCAGCTCGACTTCTTTAACGATTCCATCCCATATCAACCTGGTGCTTCTTCAACTGATCAGCGTGCAGCCAGTGTTCGTGTGGTTTATCGGCTGTCTTGAGGAGGTATCAGATGAACTACTATATTGGTGACCTCCACCTGTTCAATCGGAATCAAACTGAAGAAGGTCGTAACTACGACGGTAGGCCGTTTGCCACAGTAGAAGAGATGAATCGGTATATCCTTGAACACTGGAATGCAAAAATCACTAACGGAGACACCGTCTACATCCTCGGTGATATGGCCATGCGCGGGAAAAGCGATGCTCTGCTTGCGCTTGTCGCACAATTGAAAGGAAAGAAAATTCTCTTCCGTGGCAACCATGATGATCTGTCTGACTATCGGTATCAGCAGCTTTTTGCCGACATCACCGACTACCGCGAGATTACTGACACCTTCGATGGACGGTCGTACAAACTCTGCTTAATGCATTATCCAATTCTGATGTGGAATGGGCAGCACCGTGGATCTATTCTTCTCTACGCTCATACCCACAACACCGTTGAAGAGACATTTTTCCAGCACTGCATCCAGGAATTGAACGAGAACAAGAAACTTGAAATCCAGCGTGGTAACCCGATCCGCGCCTTCAATGTCGGCTGCATGATGCCATATATGAATTATGAGCCGCGCACGCTGAAAGAGATTTTAAGCGCACATGAATGAGAAAGGACCCGGATATGAGTACCCAGTATGAAGCAGTTAAAACAGAGATAACTGAAGAAGTAAGAGAATTCCAGTATCGGCTGACATTAGAAAAGAAGCGGTTTATCAAACGTGTTTTGAAAATCCCCGTCTCTCCTGAACTGGAAGATGCGAAAGCGGATCTCATTGATGCCATCGAGTTGACACGAGAGTTGGATATAGAGATCCCCGAAAGCGCCACGGTTGTAATTGGAACAGCGAGAGCGGGGCGCTTTTCCTGGCGTAAGGAGAACGGATTTCATGACCTGGAATCCTTCGCACGTTGGCTGAAGGATCACCCCGAATTCTCAATCCATGACGAATACGGGGAAGAGATCTCTTGGGAGTACTTTCATCAGATTGTCGAGTGCTGTACCACAGGCTCTGCGAACCCCAAATAGTAGTGCTATTCTTCATGTGCCAGTGCGCATCCGCGTGAATCGGTGACTCGCAACCAAGGGTTAGACAGGATCGTATTCACCTGTCAATCGGCTTATGGTATAATACTTTCACACAAACGATAAATAGGGAGAAAATGGATGCGGTATTATGTTGTATCAGATATACATGGCTTTCATTCGCAGTTGATTGCCGCTCTGAATCAAGCCGGCTTTTTTGCTGATCAGCAACCCCACAAGCTTGTTGTCCTTGGGGATCTCTTTGATCGCGGTAAGGAGGCCAAAGAATTGGAAGCATTCATATCCGATCTCATGGACAATGACCTTGTCATACTCATACGGGGCAATCATGAAGATCTGTATGAAGACCTCGTAACCGTAGATAAAGGGATCGGATTAAGTCATCATATCAGCAATGGAACCTACGATACCGCTCTTCAATTGTCCGGGTTTGATCCTGTAATCGCCACAATCCGGCACTACGATTTTGCGGAGGCAGCTCAGCAGACACCCTATTATCAAAAAATCATCCCTGCAATGCGTGATTTCTACGAAACTGAACACTATGTCTTCGTACATGGCTGGATCCCTTGTTTCAGAGAGCGACATGGGTATAGTCACATCAGTGATTGGCGCAAAGCATCTGATGACTTATGGAATAATGCCCGCTGGGTGAATGGTATGGCAGCATACACTACGGTGTATGAAGAAAACAAGGTGATCGTATGTGGACACTGGCACACTTCATATGGTCATTCCAAGATCGATCATAATGGCTCCGAGTTCGGCTCCGATGCAGTTTTTACCCCGTTCTATGGCAACGGCATTATTGCATTAGATGCCTGCACATCAAGGACTGGGTTTGTAAACTGTATTGTACTCGAAGAGTAGTACAATTGCAGACTGGACAGAAGCGCAATCACCTGCTATAATAAGTGGATGTATCCGGGTGTAGCGCAGTTGGTAGCGCGCTTGCTTTGGGAGCAAGATGCCGGGAGTTCGAGTCTCCCCACTCGGACCAGAATCCGAATACATTATCCTAATGGGTGATGTGTTCGGATTTCTTATTCCCATTGAAAGTGTTTCCATACTATCAGGGCAGCTATCAACCCAAATAATATGTGTGTGCGATAATCAATCTGAGGAGAGGTTGCTCGTGGGCAAAAAATCGACGAAAGAAAACAAAACCAAATATCATCTCGCAAGAGAAGAACTCGGATGGTCCAGAGAATATGCCAGCGAACAGCTTGGAATGATCACACCGGAGCGGCTTGAGCGCATCGAAAATGAGAAAGTAACGCCAGACCCCAAGGAGATCCTCGCGATGGCCGAAACATACGGGAGGCCTTCTCTTTGCAATCACTACTGCTCGCAGAAGTGTCCAATCGGTCAGCAGTATGTTCCTGAGATTGAGGTAAAAGAACTCTCCTCTATTGTACTTGAGATGCTCGCCTCCTTGAATTCTGTGAATAAGCGCAAGGATCGCCTCATCGAAATCACAGCAGACGGCAAGATCGATAATGACGAGATTGATGATTTTATCTTCATTCAGGAAGAACTGGAGAGAATCTCGATCACGGTAGAAACTCTGCAGCTCTGGTCAGAGAAAATGCTGGCGAACGGCGTGATTGACGCTGAGGCTTATAAAGCCAAGAAAAATAAGTGAGTCTTGAAGGCAGCGCATTGAACATCCAATGCGCTGCCTTATTTTGCAGATTTCGCGAAAATAGCATGTCCTATTTTGCAGAATTTGTCGTTTATTCTGAGGAGCTATTCGATTAGAATGAAAGCAACTTCAAAAGGTGGTGCATGAGAGATGAAGGTGTTTATGAGATGACGACACGAGAGAGAGTCCTTGCTATCAGACTCTTGGAGAAACAAGGAAAGAACCCTGAGTATTTTGAACAACTCGGAATCCATGTGTTAATAAAGAAAGTTGAGTCTTCTACTTCTGAAAGGGGTAAATGATATGTTTGAATTATTGGTAATTATTCTGTTTTGCTGGCTTGCCTTCAAAGCCATAGGGCTTGCTCTGTCGCTCACATGGGGAGCAGCGAAGATACTGGCTTCGCTGTTGTTCGCAATCGCCGTGCCAGTGCTGATCGTCTGCTTGTTATTTGCAGGCGGAGTCATCCTGCTCTTGCCGCTGGCACTAATCGGCGGCGCGGTCGGGCTATTGAAAGCTTGCACATAACATGATACCTTATCAGCCCCGATCCGCTCTCTGGTCGGGGCTGGTTTTATATGGCCCAAATATGTAAGTTCCTTTTGAATAGTCGGCTTCGTTCTGCGGATCCGGTCGTTTACCCGGATAGAAACATCAGATATAATGGAAAATGAACCTGAAAAAGAGATAGGGGGAGATAAACATGCTATCCAAGAAATACGCTGAGCCGATAAGGAATATCCTGATTTTGGTTCTCATAGGTGTATTCTCATTCTTCGTCGTAACATCATGGCTGCCAGACAGGGGGTTCATCCAGGATTCCCTTGAAAGTGTCGAGGAGAGCAGCAATACCGTGATGAAGTTTTCAGCAGCAACGCTATCCACTTCTCTGGCTATCTCCGCACTGCCGGACGACTTTGCAACACCCTTGGCCGACAGCTTGGCGGACATGAACATCTATTTTATCGCAATCCTTGTCATGCTGCACTTTGAACAGTTGCTGATTCGCTACGGAGTAAAGCTCGCCTTTGCGATTGCGATCCCAACGGCGTGCGGGATTGGAATTCTGTCGATCCTTCTCAAAAAGGATCTATTAAAAGGCATCGCAGCCAGAGTGGCTGTGCTGGGCTTGGCTGTTGCTCTTGTCGTTCCGTGCAGCACGCATATTACAAACTACGTTGCTGCAGACCTTACAGCTTATGTGGAGAACACAATCGCGGACACGGAAGACGGCGCTGATAAGCTCAACGAGGCTATGGAGGGCGGAGCTGAGGAGCAGACGATCTTTGAAAAACTCTCCGATCTGTTCCAAACGGCCATCAACGATATGTCCAACCTGATGGCTCACTTTCAAAACACCATTCGCAAGTGCATGAATTCCATCGCAATTCTGATCCTCACAAACTGTCTGATGCCAATCGTTAATTTCTTCATTCTCAAGTGGATCCTGAAAGAAACCTTCCATATTGCAATCCCGATGCCGCAGATGCGTAGAAAGCGTCATTCCGACTCGGACTCCGGATCTGGCTCAAGCACCTCCGGATCTGAGATCCTGGTTGTAGGAGAGTGATGATATGAAGATACTGGAATTCCTGAAGGACAAACAAAAACGCACAAACCTCATCATCTGGTTCCTTATAGCGGCAATCGGCGTTGTTGTGATCTGGGGCTGCAAGCACGGCGTAAACCCTCTACATATGAATGTATCGGATAACATCGAGCAGATCGATTTGGATACGATCTACCTCAAGAACAGCGGCGTTGATGTAAATTTCTCCGAAGTCATTCTCTCTGACCATAATGAGATGCGGAAACTCATTGTTAGCACGCAGCAAGGGACTGTCTCCACAGAACTGACTGACCGTCTCATTAGACAGCTGGACTTCGATTTTCTGAAGAAGACACAAACTGTGTCCTATACCGGGACTGGCTACTTTGTTGTAGATCTGGACAACCTGACAGTGGCAAATGTCATTGAGGACAAGGAAAAGAAAACCATTACGATTCTCATTGATCATGCATATTTGCAGGCGATTGAGATTGACCCGAATAACATCATCATTGATGAAGTGAAGGAAGGCCTGTTAGCGCGAGGAGATATTGAGCTGACTGTGCGGGATTACAATGTCATTGCGAAGGATCTACGCACAAGGTTAGAGGAAAAATTCAACACTGCTTCAAATGGGCAGAAAGCCGACGATCTCGCTCTCAAAATGGTAAAGGAAATCTACGAGCCAATCGTCAAAGCCATAGACCGTCGATATGATGTAATCGTACAGTTCAAATAACAAGCTCCAGTAGAATGGATAAATCCCAAAATGCGTGGTGCCCAGCCCTTCCCCTGAGCACCACGCATTTCTTATCCGCTGTCCGTTCATTGGGACAGGTGTTCATGTAATATTGGAGTATCATGAATGACCTGGAGGAATACTCGCATGTCTGAACACGATGATTTCTTGGATGATTATATTGCGTACAAGCTTTGTTGCGAGGATGATGACGATGAATCATCTGACGGCTGCTACATTGCTACCGCAGTCTACGGGACCTACGATTGTCCGGAACTGTGGGTTCTCCGTCGCTTCAGAGACTACGGACTCCGCAAAAGTAGAATTGGCAGAGCCTTTGTTCGGTTCTACTACGCCATATCGCCAAGACTCGTTCGACGGTTCCGGAACGCAGAAAGAGTCAAACATGTAAGCAAAACCATTCTTGATCATTTGGTAGAACAGTTGAAAAAACGCGGTTTTGAAGAGACTCCATATTACGATAGATGA